ATGGGTCAAGGCCCAGCCTTTGATTGACCAAGACGATCTTGTGACCGCGACCAAGATGTTTGCCCGATCCTGCCACGGTAAAGATAAAACATTCATAGCCCACGCGACCACTTGGTTGAACCAAAGGCGTTGGGAAACCGTGCAGGAAGCACAAGCAATAACCACGAACCGCAACCAACTAGCAGGATGATGACTGATGCAGGAGTTAATTGATCAAGGAATCCGATTACGTTCTTATTCAGAGGGTGATCACAAAACCACATGCCCCCAATGTTCAAGTGGCAGGCGCAACAAAACAGACCCGTGCTTGTCGGTCACGATAAAACCTGATGGGGGCGTCGTATGGAAATGCCATCACTGCGAGTGGGTTGGTGGGGCTGGTGGGGCCGAAAGGCCCGTGTACGGGCGTCTGAGGGCGTTTAAAAGGCCATCCAAGCCAGAAGGTCAGTCTGTAAACGATCAGGCGGCGGCGTGGTTTGCAAAACGGGGCATATCGCAGTCCACGGTTTCAAGATTTCAGATTTACAGGTCTGAACAGCATCTGGGGAACGGGCCAGAGGGTTGTGTTTCGTTCCCGTATTACAAAGACGGTGAACTGGTAAACATTAAGCACCGCACCAAAGACAAGCGGTTCCGTCAGGAAAAAGACGCCGAAAGGACGCTATACAATATCGATAGCGTCAAGGCTCACTGGGACAAGAGCGGTCCCAAAGAGGTGATCTTTGTTGAGGGCGAGATGGATGTGCTGTCTCTTGTAGAGGCTGGGTTTGACCATGTTGTCACTCTGCCTGACGGCGCACCAAAGGAAGCCAAGTTTGACGCGAATGACAAAAGATTCGCGGCCCTACAAAACTGTGAATGGTTGAACAACGCAGAAAAGGTCATTCTGGCTGGCGATTGTGATGCCGCAGGCAAGGCGCTACAGCTAGAACTAATTCACCGCTTTGGAAAGGATCGTTGCTGGACTGTCGAGTGGCCTAATCTACACGATATTCAAACCAAAGACGCCAATGAGTGTCTGGTTCATCACGGCGCAGAGGTCGTGGTCGAGGTCATCGAAAACGCCACGCCGTTCCCCATTGATGGAATCTACACGGTCAAAGATTATCAGCGAGAGGTGCAGGACATCTATTCTGGGAACGTCCAGAAGGCTATCAGTACAGGGTTTGATAATCTTGATGAAATCTACAAGGTGATGCCATCGACATTCTGTCTGGTGACAGGGGTGCCAAATCATGGAAAATCCAACTTTCTGGATCAGCTAACCGTCAATCTCGCCCGTAATGAGGGCTGGCGGTTTGCGGTCTTTAGCCCTGAACACTCAACGGCAAATCACATCAGGCGGTTATCAGAGAAGGTTGTTTGCAAGCCATTTGACGATGGCCCCAGTGACCGCATGACCCGCGAGGAGTTGGGCGATGCCATGATGTTTCTGGATGAAAAATATTATTTCATCGAAAGCCGCGACACGATTCCAAGCATTGACTGGCTACTTGGCAAGGCCAAAGCGGCCTGCTTGCGGCATGGTGTGAAAGGGATAGTGATTGACCCTTACAACGAGATCGATGCCAGCCGCGAGGGCAACAAGCGAGAAGATGAACACATCAGGGATTTGATATCTGCCTGCAAGCAATTCTGTCGGAGTCATAATGTCTGTATGTGGATGGTCGCCCACCCTGCCAAAATGCAAAGAAATCAAGAGGGTATCATCCCGCCGCCAAGCCTGTATGATGTAAGTGGGTCAGCCCATTGGAACAACATGACCGATGTGGGGCTGGTGATACACAGGGATTTTGAAACCGATCAGACTAGGGTGATAACCCGAAAGGTCAGGGAACAGGGGTTATATGGCGCGATAGGTGAGGCTTATTTTAATTATGATGTCACTCAGCATATATATCGCCCAGTCATGGGAGTGTTGTGATCATGGCGTCAGGATTTGCACAGCTTCAACAGCTTAAAGACAAGATGTTGGCACCGCTGTTTGAAAAGCGGCGTCACCTTGGATGCTTTATGTGTGGCAAGACGTTTTATGGATATTATCAGAAGCAGGGTTACGGCCACAAGGTTCCGAATGGGAAAAGAAGACCACATCCGACAAAAGCAGGATGGTATGTAGTTGAGACTTATGATGATGTCTACTATCCGAATTGCCCAGACTGCCTCACCCCGATGTTCATAGATGACGCCAAATCAGCAAAGGCATCATATCACAGCATGATGGAAGATTTTAGGAAACGAGATGAACGTGCGGCGGCGCGTAAAGCCAAGCGCGATGCAAAGCCCGTGATATGCACCCGTAAGGTACGGTTTGAGAACTGGCCTATCTTTCAGGAGCGGTTGCAAGCGGTGGCAGACAACCCAGACCTACTGACGGCACATGAATTGATGTCATCGTGGTTCTTGGACAGGCTGTTTTGGTTAAAGTTTGGCAAGGGCTGTCACACCATGACATGCCGCCATTGGTCAGTCAGAAAGCAGTTGTATGACGGCACCTATAAAAGCAACAGCGGCAAAAGCACGATGGGGGAATGGGTGCCATACTTTGAAATCACCAACACGGTCACAGGCAAGATGCATGAGGTCGGCAACAGGTCAGTGGTTTCATACATAGAGCGCAAAGAAAAATACGGAACCAACAGGCGCAATGACCCGAAAAGGAACTATGGGTTGCCAAACAGCAGGGGGTATAGATGATGCTAAATAATAAAGAGCGAGACATCATTTACAAACTTATAGAAGAAGCCAAGCCAACAGCTTCTGTTTTAATGGGTGAAAAGGTTCTTTGCCCCTCCGATATGGCTCTTTATGACCAGTTAAATAAATTGGAACAGAAACTTAAATCAAGCGACAGTCGATATGAGCCTGTAAGTCGTGAAGAATATGAAGCAAGAGGTGGCAAGTGATGACATCATTAAATCTTGGACAGAATCTAGCCGTGTGGTATCATTCGCTCGTCGATCCAACAGCATCTCCACGTTGTTGTGGTCTTCGTGGTTGTGAGGGGGGTTTGGTCGCCTCCCTCACTTTCGTTTAATTGACAGATTCGTCATGCAAATGGTAATCTGGAAATTGACTTGGGCCGTTACCCAACTTGTAACTTTAACAACAACTGCAAACCGATTGGTGGTTAGTTTTTGGTGTCGGTGGCAAGATTTTGTGTTTCGACAGCGGCTCAAGTCACCACCCCACACAGCGGCGGTCAATGCCAAGGTCAGGGTGTTCCGATATGTCCCGCACGACCAAATCCCACAATATGAGCGCATGGGCTATGTCTGCCCCACCCCAATCAAGGGGCATCACGGATTCTGGTCAGTAATCATGGAGCGGCCCGATGATAATCAACGGTGACTGCTTGGAGGAAATGCAAAGGCTGATTGATGACGGCGTAAAGGTAGATGCTGTCGTCACTGACCCACCATATCACCTCACATCGATCACTGAGCGGTTTGGCAAAGAAGGCTCTGCCCCAGCCCAGCATGGCACAGACGGGGCGTTTGCAAGGGCGTCACGCGGCTTTATGGGCAAAGAATGGGATGGGGGAGACATAGCGTTCCGCGCAGAGACATGGGCGTTGTGCTTTGATCTTTTGAAAGCAGGGGGGCATCTACTGGCGTTTTCTGGCAGTCGCACATATCACCGCATGGCCGTCGCAATAGAGGATGCAGGGTTTGAAATCCGTGACCAGATCATGTGGATATATGGCTCTGGCTTCCCCAAAAGCCTGAATATTGGCAAGCAAATAGATAAGGCGGCTGGGGTTGAGCGTGAGGTTATAGGTAGCAAGATTGGGCAAGCTGGCTATTCGTTAGCCGATAATGGACGAACAAATAGCATATATGGAAATTTACATGATCCCAACGCAGAATGTGCTATTACCGCTCCCGCTACACTTGAGGCTCAACAATGGGAAGGCTGGGGAACAGCACTAAAGCCAGCCCATGAACCTATAGTGCTTGCAAGGAAGCCAATCTCTGAGAAATCCGTAGCAGATAACGTGGTCAAGCATGGCACAGGGGCGCTGAATATTGATGGGTGCAGGATAGGAAGCGATGGCGGCACTAAAAGTCTTGTCCAAGAAATCAAAAGGAATAACAAAATTTATGGAACTTTGAAGAAGACAAAAGCGGTCACACCAGATGATGATTTTAGCAGATACCCAGCAAACGTAATCCACGATGGCCTGCAAGAAGAATGGGCCAGATATTTCTATTGCCCCAAGACATCCACCGCAGAGCGTGAGGAAAGTGTCACCCAGAACGGGCAGGACAGAAACAACACTCACCCAACAGTCAAACCCGTCGAGCTTATGAGATACCTGTGCAGGCTTGTAACACCCAAGGGGGGAACGGTGCTTGACCCGTTCATGGGCAGTGGGTCAACAGGTCTGGCGGCAAAAACAGAGGGCATGGAGTTCATTGGCATAGAGCGCGAAAAGGAATATTTCGATATAGCTACAGACAGAATCAACAAGACATGGGTGCAACCAGACCTTTTGTGATGCCTAGCGATACCACATCTTGTTGTTGATACTGGAAAACAGATCAAAATGTGCTTATAGTGTTGGAGTATTTATGGCTCAATTTTCGTGGTATTAAAAAAAGATGACCGAAAAGGCCAAGCGACCAAGGGGTAGACCACCCAAGCCAAAGGCTGACACTGGGCCAAAACGTCCAGTGGGCAGGCCCAAGGCTGACATAGATATCGCGCAACTGGAGAGCCTGAGTGCGTTGAATTGCACCATGCCTGAAATCGCGGCGTTTTTTAAGGTTCCACTTAGGACTCTAGAGGATCGATACACCAATGACCCAAAAGTCAGGGCGGCGATAGACCAAGGCCGCGAGGTGGGCAAGCTATCTGTCAGGCGCAAGCAGATGCAGATTATGAACGACCATGACAACCCCACGATGGCGATCTGGTTAGGAAAGCAACTGCTAGGACAGAGGGATAAGCATGACGTTGTGACTGAGGATAAGTCCAGTCAGGCGCTCTCTGAAGCATTCAACATCCTGAATGACATGGTGAAACACAGGCAGTCCTGATGGCCCCAGATGGATTTCTCAACGGCTTGGCCCCTGATCAGCTTGCAAAGCTGAAGAGGCTCACTGACACGTTCACTGAAGAAGAGGCCCAAGCCTTTGCGGCGCAAGTCAAGTGGGCATCCCAAGCACGACAGAAGCAGAAAGCACCAGAGGGCGATTGGTCTGTGTGGTGCATCCTAGCTGGCCGTGGGTGGGGTAAAACACGCACAGGCGCTCAAGACATCGTTGGATATGCTATGGCTAACCCAGAGGCACGGTGCGGCGTTGTAGCCCCCACACAGGGCGATCTGCGGCGCGTCTGCTTTGAAGGCCCAAGCGGATTGCTGAACTGCGTTCCCAAGGGTTGCTTGTGGCAGGGCGAGGGCAGTGCATACAACCGCACGGCGATGGAGTTGCGCTTGTGGAACGGCTCAGTGATCCAAGGCTATGCCGCCATAGAGCCAGACCGCCTCAGAGGCCCACAGTTTCATAGGGTGTGGGCTGACGAACTAGCCGCATGGCGCTATCCCGATGCTTATGACCAGATGATGTTTGGCCTGCGTCTGGGCGATAAGCCGCAACTGATCATCACCACAACCCCAAGACCTACAGAGATCATCCTGAATCTGTTCAAGCGCGATGGCGTTGATGTCCATCTCACTCAAGGTAATACGTTTGAGAACGATGCTAACCTAGCTGAGAGCGCCCTGAAGCAACTGCGTGAGCGATATGCTGGCACTAGACTAGGGCGTCAGGAGCTTTATGCAGAACTTCTTCAGGACATTGAGGGGGCGCTATGGTCATATGGATTCCTCGAAAGGTCACGGATACAGAAGGATAGCCTGCCAGAGCTAGAGCGGATTGTTGTGGCCATAGACCCTGCCGTGACTGCCAGTGAAGATTCAGATGAAACGGGCATCATCGTGGCTGGCAAGGGGTTCGACAATCGCTACTATGTCGTTGACGATTGTTCTGTTAGGATGTCACCTGATGGGTGGGGTAGGCTGGCTATTGATATGTTTTACAAATATCAGGCTGACCGTATAGTCGCAGAGGTTAACAACGGCGGTGACTTGGTTGAGGGATTACTAAGAAACATTGACAATACAGTGCCTTACACCCCTGTCAGGGCGTCGAGGGGTAAGCTGGTCAGAGCGGAGCCGATAGCGGCGTTGTACGAACAGGGTAAGGTTAGCCATGTGGGAATGTTCAAGGAGCTTGAAGATCAGCTTTGTTCATATTCGCCCACAAGCAAAAAGTCGCCTGACCGATTGGACGCCCTAGTCTGGGCGCTTACCGAACTTAGCCAGTCCAGTGGGAAGGCGTATTGGAGAATTAGCTAATGGCCACCATTGCAGATTTTTTTAAGGGATTTCTGGTAACACCACCAGAGACTAAAGAAGCGCCACAGGTTGTTCTGACGACAACCACCAACTATCACCACCGCAGGGATTCATACGAAAGTTATGCCGCAGAGGGCTATCAACAGAACGCCATCGTGTTTCGATGTGTAAATGAGATCGCCAACGGTGCCGCATCTATCCCATTCAGGGCTTTTCAGGGCGACATAGAACTAGACCAACACCCTATCCTGTCACTGCTGGGACGGCCAAATGCCCAACAGGCAGGGGTTGAATACTTTCAATCGTTGTATTCTTTCCTACTTCTGGGTGGCAACAGCTACGCCATACGCACTGATGTGGCTGGATTGCCAAGGGAGCTTCACCTGTTACGGCCAGATCGTGTCAGGGTAAAGCCAAGCAAGACATCACTGCCCAGCGGGTACGAGTATGTGTTGAGCGGCAGAATTGTCAAAGAGTACGTCGTTGACCCAGAGACGGGTGCATCTGACATCAAGCACATGAAGATGTGGAATCCTCTTGATGACTATTATGGCCTTTCGCCAATCATGGCGGCGGCTGTAGATATCGACAACCATAACGAGATCAATAAGCACAACATCGCTCTGTTGCGGAACGGGGCGAGGCCAACAGGTGCTATTGTGTTTAAGCCAGCCAATGACAGGGGTATGTCCATTCAGCTAACGGACGGACAGCGCCAGCAACTCAACGACGATCTGAGACAAAGGTTTCAAGGCGTCGATAATGCAGGCAAGCCGTTATTGCTTGAGGGTGATTTTGATTGGAAAGAGATGGGCCTGTCACCCAGAGACATGGATTTCTTGCAACAAAAGAACATCAGCGCCAAGGATATCGCGCTTTGTTTCGGTGTGCCTAGCCAGTTGATAGGCATCCCAGACGCTCAGACTTACGCCAACGTCCAAGAGGCAAGACTTGCACTATACGAGGAGACGATCATACCGTTGGCGAGGCGGGTGGAATCCGATTTAAACGAGTGGCTTGCGCCGATGTACGGTGACGATATCACCATTGCATATGACTTTGAGTCGATCCCCGCGATGGTCGAGCGGCGGCGTCGGGTATATGAGAACGTGGTGTCAGCGGTTCGTGAGGGTATTATTTCACGCAATGAGGCTAGGGAGCGGCTTGGTTTAGAGCCTATCAGGGGCGGGGATGATGTCTTTATCGCGGCTAATCTTTTTCCCTTGGGATCGGCAGAGGTCGCGCCAGCGGAAGGGGAAGAGGCAGAGGAAGATGGCAAACAGGCTTATGATATGGGCCTTGCTTTTAAAAGTGAGGTTGAAAAAGACGTTTTCACAACTGAGGCAGAGGCTACAGAACGTGCGGAAGAAATAGGTTGCACAGGCACACACTCCCACGACACAGACAATGGCACGGTCTATATGCCGTGCGCGTCCCATGCGGACTACACCAGATTGACGGGTGATGACCTTGAGACGCCAAAGCAGGACACCCGCAATGATCAAGGCAAAGAGGATGAGCTTGATGACGATGCAAAGGCGGAATCTGATGTTGATACAAAACCAACAGAATCAATGGCGAAAGAGGCAGAGCGCGGCCTTGCCATGCGAAAGGAATTCAACAGAGGTGGGACAGAGGTCGGAGTCGCAAGGGCGGTCCAGCTTGTCTCAAGAGAGAATTTATCGCCGCGAACAGTCAGGCGAATGCACAGCTTCTTTAGCCGTCACGAAGTAGACAAACGGGCAGAGGGGTTCAGACAGGGCGAGGAAGGCTACCCTTCCGCAGGAAAAATCGCTTGGTTGCTTTGGGGAGGAGATTCGGGCCAGACATGGGCCAGAAGAACGGTTGCCAAACTGGACAAGGAACGCGATGAACAGAAACAGATCGAAGCCATCATGCTTCCATGCTGTGACGGGTGTGACCCGTTGCCATATGGAGAGGCAAAGGCTGATGTATCAGCTAGGGTCAAAAAGACAATCGCCAACAAGGTCAAGGAACACAACGACAAACACGGCGACAAGAAGGGCAAGCGTGTCACCCAGAGAATGCTAGAGGCCGTGTTCCGTAGGGGTGTCGGGGCATACAGAACTAATCCGCAGTCCGTAAGACCCAATGTCACGGGGCCAGACCAGTGGGCGATTGCCAGAATCAACGCTTTCTTGTTTGCGGTGCGTCGTGGCAGATTCCGCAGTGGCAAGTTCGATCTTGATCTGTTGCCGTCAGGCCATCCGCTCAAAAGCAAAAAGTAATGCTGGCGTCAAAGGCTTATCGAACGCGGATATCGGTTCGCAAGGAATTCATAGAACAGACAAGACTGCGCCTTGGCTTTGAGAGAAAGCTAAGATTGCAGATGCAAACGCTGTTTGCAGAGACTGGATCGCAGGCCCGTAAGGAATACCGCAGTGCAGGCCGTCTGACCAGAACACCCCCTGACCTAGCAAACAAGTGTGCGGCCCTACTTACGGGCCATTACAGGGCCGTTATCGATGCCTTTGGCTTGAGGATACTGAGACAGCGTAAGGCAGAGAGCGAGTTTGAGGTTCTGATTCAGCAATACGTCACTGACATCGGCTCTGTCCGCATCACCCAGATCAGCAACACCACAATGAATCAAATCCGCAGGGTAATATTGGCGGGGGAACAGGAAGGGCTTGGCGTTCAGGCCATTGCTGATTCCATCTTTGAAAGTCAGCGCGGGACATTCAGCAAGTATCGATCAGCCACCATTGCACGGACAGAGACGCACGGTGCGGCCAGCTACGCCAACCATGAGGTCAACGCCAGCCTAGAGATACCCAATCAGAAGAAACGGTGGGTGGCTACCGCTGACCTACGCACCAGATCAACCCACGCGGCGGCTAACGGGACAGAGGTTGAGCTTGATGAAGACTTTATCGTGGGCGGTGTGGCTATGGGCTACACAGGTGACCCTCGTGGTGGGGCTAAGAACGTCATCAACTGTCGATGCGTCACGCTGTATGTGACGCCAGAAGATGATGTGTTTGTCGATGACGATACGCCAGTGGCTCAAAAGCCAATCAAGGAGCCGTTGCCAGAGCGCAATAGAAACGCTCCAATCCAGCCGACAGATTTGGCGACACTGAAGATCATCAGCAAAAAAGAGGTCGAGAAGACGCTTAATCAAGAACTGGCTGAAGCCAATGAAGACTCAAGATATCTAAACAGGAACGTAACTCATTTCAGTGGCGCGAAAGTGACTGACTTTGGCAAGGTAACGATGGGGCGTGTGATATCAGATGAGTCAGCCACGGTAATCTTGGCGCTGAAGCGAGAGATTGATCAGATCACAGATCAGGTCAATGTTCCTCGCATCAGGGGCATAAAGATCGCGCCTTCAAAGAAGCATAACATGGCAATGGGAGATGGGATTCTTCACATAAATCCCGAATATGTGAATTATCTTGTGGCCAAAAGACTGAGCAAAAATATTGGAATGTCGCCAGCGGAAAAGCAACGAGCGGTTCAAAAATTGGCTGATGACATACAGCCCACAGTCGATGAATACAGATCGAACCAAGAGCGCATGAACGTGCTATTCGATGAATTCAACGACGCCAAGAGATCAGAGTTCCCTAGCTTGGATGACTATTTTGAATATCAACGGGTTCGTCGAGATGAATATGAGCAACTGGGCCGTAAAAACAAACGACTGTATTCCAAGATTGTCAAAAACAGGAATAAACGAGATGAGTTGCTGGCACCCGAAAACCCTGACATGCCAGTGTCCGAATGGAATCCTTCCAAGCCTATTAGTGAAAGGCCATTCAGTTCAAAAGAATATGTGGCTGATCCGTTAGATCGAGTGCGTCACACGATGTATCATGAGGTCGGCCACCAAATACATCAGACATATTTGATGAAAACAAACACCTCATTCTCAATAATGAGGGCAAGAAACCCAGACTCAAAGCGTGACCCATATTGGGGTGAGACAGATAGGCCGTTGGATAAGTGGCTGGATCGACTACAGACAGAACGCTTGCTTTATGGCGGTGGTCGAAGCGGCAAGTTGAAAGACACAGAGTTGGCGAAGCAAACATGGTCAGATTATGGAAATTATAACGGGCATGAATGGTTCGCTGAGAATAATGCAAATTACTGGAAGGGTGATCGTGAAAAGGTTGATCCCAAGTTTATCACGATGATGGAAAACATTCTGGATGGGAAGGATGCGGATGACGATATTCTACGATAAGGCAAACGAGTTGGTTCTAAAAACAGGCGGCGATCTAAGCAAAGAACAGATGGATGAGTTTGAATTTTTCGCTTTGGGATTCAGCATTGAGGAAAAGGACAACGCGGAGCTTGATTTGCGTAGCGTCATTGAGCAAAGGCAAATGAGGCCAGACGCAAAAGTGCGTCTGACCCCAAAGGCTACCAGATAAGAAGGATGGGCAGGGAGATGACCATAGCCGCTCCCAGCACACCAAAGAAAATCTTCACCGCGATCAGCATGGCGATTTCCCCCTTTCTATGCATGGCAGGCAGGAAGAGTATTCGTCGCAATAGCAGACATCCTCTTCATACCGCTTTTGTTCATAACAGCCGCCGCAATACATATCATCGGCCTCTGCGTCATAGATCGTTGCGTTACGCTCATCGCATACAGCGCACTTGCTTCCCATGTCACTGCCCCCCTTTCTGAGTGTACTTGACCACGGAATATGTTCTGCCCGTCAGGGTCAGCCGTGCTTGGTAGCGAATCATCTGCGGCTTGCGCCTAGTGCCACGCCGCTCAAGCATGGGCATCCATTTCATGGCGTACCGAATAGCCGACTTGATCTCACGGTCTTGCGATGCGGGTAGCACCTTCCGCAGTTTGCCAAACGTGTCATGCCCCTTCTGAACATGGGCGATGATGCTGGCCGCTAGACGGCCCTTAGAGGCCGCTGTCATGCGGGGCTTACTAGGTGCCACCTCAATGCGCGGTGCCTGTTCAGCGAGGCTTGTAGCGCCTTTAACGATACAGTCGGGGTGGCCGCGCCGCAGGAAGGTTGGAAGGTCGAGTGAATTGGTCATTGCAGTCTCCGTGGTTTGGTGAGGCGGTTAGCTTGCCGCCTCAAGTTGATCCTCACGAACCGCGCTCGTCCATGTGCCAGTCTCTGAAGCGCGATACTCAATCGTGTAGATGGCGCGACCCTCATAAACGAGAACGTCCTTGATGGTGATCTTGCGACCATTGATGAATGAGGCGTCGTCGCGAACAATTGCATCTTGTGAAACTGAAAACTTGGTCATGGGAACCTCCGTGGTTACACTATTGATGATGCAAAGACTCTACCATGCGGTGTTTACTATTGTCAACAGCATAAATAGCACTTTATGCAACCTTTCGATATGGCTGTGCTGTCAGCACTGGTGCCTCTGCATATCTGCCCAGCGGCATCACAAGCTCATGTGTGCTGTCGCCAGCGTCCACAAATGAAAAGTTGGTGTTGACCTTCACGCGGCAAGTTGCGTCATCGCGCCAGCCGCCCTGAGTTTCGTTGCCCATCAGATCAAATTCGATGTTGCGTAGCGTCACGGTTTGGGCGGTGCGATTCAGAACCTTGAAGAAAATCTTGCAGTCCCAATCATAGCCAGAGCGACAGTAGTAGACACTGCCCACCTCAAACCTTTGAATATGCTCTCCCATCAGATATCTCCCTTTCGATGGCGGGGCCGTTAGGCCGCCGCCTTTACT